TTTTTTTTTTTTTTTTTTTTTTTTTTTTTTTTTTTTTTTTTTTTTTTTTTTTTTTTTTTTTTTTTTTTTTTTTAAATTTATTCCGGTCGCAATAGGCCGGCAGTAGCATGTTACCACCATTCATTATCCTCCAAATGTTCCTGCCATGTACCAACATTTTTAGGCAAATGATAAGCCCTATCAAGTATATTTAGATGTAAGAGCTCCGATCTTGTTGGAAAATTAGAATGAGTAATTTTAAAATTAATTTTACGAAGATATTTTACATCAGCCTCAAGCCAAATGGGCATATTTAGTTCTATAAATTGAGGCCCTACCAAGGCACATGAGATTTCGTAAGTCCACTGATACATCAACTTTATAAAATTATAACTTACTGGATCAATTCCCAAAGTATCATAGGCCAACCCAATTAATCTGGACAAATTAATATAGATAGGAGCAGATCGATCACGGGGAACTCCAGCACGCCAAAAATACTGACATCCCGGACGCCAAGATACAATTTTAGAAATTCTAGGCTCATGAAGATGAAGATTAAAATTATTAGCAAGAATCAAATGTCGCTTAAGATAAGAGGGTCCAGTATAAACACGATTAACAACATCATTATTCCGAACTGTTAATAAAGTTAGAGCACTTGTAAATTCTTCAATATTCTTCATTCTTATATTGTGACTCGCTAATAAATAAGCAGTAAAACCTTCTGTATTAATATAAGATCGCAATACTTTTGGATATGTTTTAAGATAATCATCACCATAAACAAATATTGCAATCCTACGAGCACATAAGAATTTCCAAATTAACCTTCGAACTTTAACATCAACTGATTCCATGACATGAAAAATATAAGCAAGCCAATAAACAATTCCAACTATCCAAGAATCACCATGGGACGTCTCCAATGATCCAGAAGGCATAACACCAATTAACAAAATAAAATCTTTAATCCATCGGACAGTTTTACCCGCAAGCTGTTCAGCACATGATTCAAGTATATATTGAAAAACACGATAATCCGGGTCTTCATCATCTCTATGAATCCAAACTTGGGCAAACATTAAATAGAGAACTAAAGGAATCGCTGTAATTGAGGTATCAAGAGATTTAATATCGCCAGAAGAAATTACCTGATCCCCAGCCTTAACAAATTTATAAGTGCAATTCACATTATCAGCGCAATCACCTTCGAGTGAAACCCGCTCATATTGATCCATCATTCCTCCATGCAAAGCATTATGTAACAAAAATGCACCTCCTTTAGTCCAAGTGAACCCAACTGAAATATTAACTATCATATTATCATGATCATCAGGAAAGTAAGTACGTTCAGCTTTAACACGAGTTTGAAAAAATTTGTGTAACATTGAATCATTTGACAAAAAGAACAACCTAGCCTTATGAAACATCTCTTTAACAATTGCATCTTGCAAATCACCAACATCAACAGGGCTAATATTTTGCTCCTTTAAAGACAAAGTTGTAATAAAATTTTTAAGCTTCTTTTCAAAAGGAACACCACCC